TTCGTGAAGATCTTCGGCGCCACGGCCGTTGGCGCTGCGGTCGGGCAGTTCATCAGTTGGATGGCGGCGGCTCGGACGTCCGTGCTGGCGCTGAATGCCGCGATGGCGCTGAATCCGTGGATTGCCGGCGGCATGCTGATTGCGGCTGCGGGCTTCGTCGGCTACGAGCAGTATCAGAACTTCCAGAACCAGCAGAAGGCGATGGAACAGGACATCCGGGATGCGACCATCCGCAACGCCATCACCAAGGATCGCAAGTCGGTAGACGATCTCAAGAAGGCCGGCTACACCGAGCAGGAAATCAAGGACGCTTTCTTCGGCCGCCGCAAGGTCATTCCCGGCTTCGAAGACGAGATCCCCGCGGATTGGAAGAGCCCCGCTGGTCTCGCCACAATCGAGCGGGATGACAAGGGCTTCCGTCTGGTGTTCGCGAAGAAGGAGAAGACCGAGGCCGAACGTCGCGCCGAAGAGGAAGCGCGCGAGGCTGCCAAGGAGCGAGCCCGAAAGCAGGCCGAGTTTGCCCTGCAGCTCGAAGATGAAGCCGTCGCCTCCCGGAAGTCGGGTTTGACCGGCTACGCGCGAGACGTGGCGGAGATGAACACGCGCATTAAGAAGGGCACCACGTACCTGGACAAGAACGGAATCGAGCAGGTGGCGCCGCTCACCCAAGCGGCATGGCAGTCGGTCCTAGAGATCATGCGGAACAAGTTGGCCGCATGGAAAGAGGAGTTGCACAAGAACACCGTCGAGTACTTCCGCGACTACGTCAAGGAAATGGAGGAGGCGGACAACCGCCGCCGCGAACTCGAGGGCAAGCAGTTCCAGGAGCGGCTCGCCAATAATGCACGGATCGCCGAGGCGAACCTGGCGCACATCGAGACTGTGTACGGATTTGAGGAACGGCGTGCCGGATTCGTTCGCGACACGCAGTTGCGGGCCCTCGATGCCAGCGATGCGCAGACGATCGAACAGAAAGTAGCGGTCGAACAGCGCAAGGCGGCTATTGAGGTCGAGCACATCACCCGAGTGCATGAGATCCGCATGCGGCTGTTTGACCTCGAAACATCCCGCATGGTGCTGGAGGAAGAAGCCGCGCTCAAGCGACTGGGCTATCGGGTGGACGAGATCCAGGCGCGGATCGCGGAACTGACGGCGCAGAGGGACGAGATCAAGCGGTTTCAGCAAGAGGCGACCGCCACAGCTGTGCAAGGGGCGCGGGAGAGCGCCACCATCCGTCAGGCGCAGATCGTCCGCGACCAGAACCAGCGCATCTTCGATTCCTTCAAGCGGCAAGCCGAGGGCGTGTTCGATGCTCTGTTGACTCGATCGCAGTCGGTTTGGTCGGCGATCGGCAACTCACTGAAGACGGCTCTGCTGACCGCCATCAAGGACGTCGTCACGTCGCGAGTGGCCGCGATGCTGATGCAGTTGTTCACAGGGCAGCGGGTCGGCTTCGCGCAGGCTTCCGCCGGCGGAGGTGGGGTGTTGGGCGGGCTTGGCGGATTGCTGGGTGTCGGCGCGGTACCGGTATTCGGTGGGACCTCGATGCCCGGAGCGACGCCTCCGTTCATTCCGAGTGGGAGCGCTACCGGGACTGGCGGAATGTTGTCCAAGGCCGGATGGGGCGCGCCTCTCGCGAACCTGAAGTCCTTCGCCGGCATCGGCGGCAGTGTGCAACTCGCGCCCGGTGTGGCCACCACGTGGGAGGCCGCGACCATGGGCCAGAAACTTTCCGCCATCGGCAAGTCGAACGCGGCACTGACGGGCGGCGCCATGCTCGCGATGTATGGCCTCCAACGTGGCGGAATCTCCGGTTTGGCGATGACGACGGCTGGCGGAGCCATGATCGGCTATAAGTTTGGCGGCCCGATCGGAGCGGCCATCGGTGCCGGGATCGGCGCAGTGGCTGGCCTGGTTCGGCTGTTCATCAAAGGTGCGCAGGAGAAGGCGCGCGAGAAGATCAAGGCTACCTACGGGGTCGACATCCGAGACAAAGGCGTCCTCAAGCAAATTGTCGATATCGCCAAGCAGGGCTTCGGCGGCAATCTCGACATGGCGATCCGGAGTCCGCAGATCCGCGATCTCGTCGAGTTGTATGCGCTCTCCACAGGCCAGGGAACGTCCGGGCTTCCAGCTACGATGCGTCCCGTTTCGCTGCTCCAGCAGGGCGGAAGCCTGTTCCAAACGAGCGCCAGCGGTCTTACCCTCGACCGCATCGGAAGCGGCACACCTTCGTCCGCGGCACCCACGGTGATCAACATCACGGTGCCGGGTGCCAAGGAGTTCTTCGAGAAGGAAACGGTACGCGTCGTGGTGGAGAACCCGCGCGCCGTCCAGTCGGCTGCGATGGCGGCGACCAAGCAGAACGCGGGCCGCCGTGAGATGACCGGGCTGCAACTCAGCCCCGGGCTGATCGTGTCATGACCCGCCAGGAACTTATCGAAAAGATCGCCCGGGCGATTGCGGAGATGGAAGGCTTCTATCTCAGCGCCACACAAGCCAAGGCTCGCCGAGTCCCGCATCCGACGCTGGCGCAGATCAATGCGAATCCGGGCAACATCCGGCAGTGGCGGGACAAGCGCGGTCCGTATCCGACCAATCGCGGCTACGTGGACTTCGTAGCGTGGGCCGCCGCGCAGTTTCCCGGCGCCTCGCGGGAGGAGATGAGCCAACGAGCGATTGACGAGGGCTGGCGGATCCTGCGCGTGCTGATCGGCCAGTACCTCGATGGAAAGTACACGCAAGGCAAGCAGCCTTCGGCAGAGGAGATGTTTCGGGTGTACGCGCCCTCGGCGGATGGCAATCATCCGGCGAACTACGCCCGCTTCGTCGCGAGCCGGATCGGAGCGCGGCCGGAGCAGCGCTTGCTGGACCTGGTGACGGCATAATGCCTGGCTCGGTTCAAAATGCGATGCCGTTGACGGTGCTGCCGGCGAGCCTGTCACGCGCGTTCGTGCACGAGCGGGAGTATCCGGTGCTCGACAACGAGTACCGCAACGGGGAATCGCAGCGGAAGGCGCAAGCGAACAACAGCCGGAAGCGATGGCGGATCGCGAAGCGGCTCGTCCCGGCGCAACTTCAGACGCTCCGCGATTTCTTCGAAGCGCGCAAGGGTCCGACGGAGCCGTTCTACTTCTACGACCCCTATGAGACCACCCCTAAGTTCTCGCACGATCCAACGGGCCAGGCCGCAGCAGGACGGTACACCGTTCGCTTCGCGGATGGCTGGAACCAGTCCTTGTCGCTTGGGCGCGCGGACGTTTCTTTGGAACTCGTCGAACTCGCTTGAGGAATAGTCATGCCGTTTTCGTCCTACCTGGCGCAGAAGCTTCTGGAGAAGGCCTTCCTGGGGCAAGATTTCGCGGTGACCGAGCACTGGATTAGCCTTCACACCGCGGATCCGGGACCGACGGGTCAGAATGAGGCATCCGGCAATCCCTACGCGCGGAAGACGCTCGACCAATTCACGGCTGTCGACGACGACGGCGCGGCGAAGCGAGTGCGGAACGTGCCGCCGCTCTTTATCCAGGTTGCAGCAGGCACCTACACGCACCTGGGCCTGTGGGATTCAGCCTCTAGCGGCAACTTCCTCGGCGGTGGGCCTCTGTCTTCGCCAGCAACCGTCAACGATGGCGACTTTGTCATCATCCGCGAAAACGATCTGTCGGTTCTCCAGAGTTAGAGGATTCCCGTGTCCACCATCTGCACGCAATTCGGTCCCGTCACGAACTTCACCCTGACGCTCAACGGGCTCGCCTCGAGTTCGGGGCGCAGTTCCGCGAAGATCGAGAACCAGAACAGCCGCTACATCGACGCCATCTGCCAGTTCAAGCTGAAGACGGCGGCGGGATCCCCAAGCGACCGCTACGCCATCTATTTCTTCGCCTGGGGATCGGCGGATGACGTGAGTCCGGCCTTTCCTGCGGGTATCACTGGCGTCGATGAGCCGATCTTCACCGCGCTCGAAACGTTGTCGCTCCGTCCTGTGGGCTCGGTGTACGTCGCATCGTCCGGCACACTGATCACGCCGCCCTTCTCAGTGGCTCCAGCGTTCGGCAACGTCCTGCCGCCTGTCTGGGGAATCCTGGCCATCAACCGAAGTGGGTTGGCTCTAGATGTGACCGACAACATTGGCTTTTGGCGCGGCGTCGAGTTCGAGGTGTCCTGATGCGCCAACTGATCGCAGAGATCGAACCGCAGTCGTGGGCGCCGATGGGCCCAGCCGAGGAGTCCTTGGACTTCGGCTCGTCGCTGATCGACGGCCTCTACTCGCTGTGGCTGCCGAGCGGCCTGGATCCACGCACATCCTACAATGCGGCCCACCTCAGCGGTAGGCGAGCTGCCACGATCGGTGAATCGGCATCCGCATATTACCGGAGGCGATCCCAGTCGAGTCCCAATCCCTCCACCGTTGCCGTGCCAGGCGGATTAGGTGGTAACGTGCCAACACCGTTCGGGCGCGCCTTCGCGTACAGCAATGAGCAGGCAGCATTGTCCGTGGGCAGCCTTGGATATGTGCCGATGTACTCTGGCGACGGCACAGGGAAGGTCATGTCGTTCTCCGTCTGGTTCCGCATCAATCGCATCAATGGAACCGGATTTCCGACGCTCATCGGTAGCAACTTCTCGACAACGTGGTGGCTCGGCATCCGCACGGCGACGGGCACGTACAAAGCGATCTTCAGAAATGGCTCGGCTCCGTACGGGCCGTTTGAATGGGGCAACTACAACGCCGACCTTCGGAAGATCTGCTGCGTGACTTTCCTGCTGCCGTGCGACGCAAACCGGACGGCGAGTATTTTCCACAACGGCGTGCTCGCTGTGCAGGGGACGCTTTCGAATGCGAGTTCGGTGGCTGGCAACCTCGAGGTCTGGCCGCTCTCGACGGCCACTAGCGGCATGTTCGCCGAGATTTTCAGTTTTGCTGCGTGGACCCGCGCGCTCTACGCGGAAGAGATCCGTGACCTCGCACTTGGCCCATGGACGTTGCTGAGCAAGCGCGCTCGATTCTGGTATGCGCCACTGATGGCCTACCGCTCCGCGCAGGTCGCCGCGCAATCGGGCCTGTCAGCGCTCATGCATCGTGGCATGACACGAGCAGCCAGCATCGCCGGTCAGGCCAGCATTGCGGCTTATCTGCGCCCACCGGACGCACCGGAGCGCACCTGGCGTTTGTCTCCGGAACGTCGGGCAATCGCGCCCGCCGAGGAGTCGCGCACATGGATGATCCCGCGCGAGCGCCGGAGCATCGACGCATGACATTCACCAAGGATCCGCACGCGGTGCTCGACTACACCGTCGATTGGACCCGCTGGCTCGCCGGCGACACCATCGCCACGAGCACGTGGCTGGTTCCTGCGGGCCTTACCAAGCAGGCGGATTCGAAGACTACTACCGCTGCCACCGTCTGGCTGGCAGGCGGGACCGCCGGCCAGGTCTACACCGTGACCAACCGAATCACCTCCGTTGCAGGTCGCACCGAGGACCGGTCCTTCAACATTCGCGTGGAAGAACGCTGACCCATGCCCGAGACGATCGGCAACATCCCGGTCCCCGAGATCGCCGCTAGCGGTGTGTTTCCGCTGACGCCGGATTATCCGATTGAGGTTCGACGCGATCACGAGGTGGTGATTCACCAGTTCAGATCGGGTAACGCCAAAATCGAGCAACGCTTCCTCCTCGGCACCGGTACGCGTCGCTTCAGCATCCGCAAACAGTGGGTGCGGGATGCGGATCGCATCGCGCTTCGTAACTTCTGGGAGACGAAGTACGGGCCTTACGGTGCCTTCACGTTCAACGCGCCGAACGATGACAGCACGGGAACGACACCGATCACCTGCCGCTTTGCCAATGAGCCGCTGTCCTGGGAGATGGTCGCCGACTGGGCGTGCTCGCTGGGCGTCACACTGATCGAGATCCCGAGTGGAACGCCCTCGTACGCGCTGAGCCAGACCGTCAACCGCTTCCCGTCCGCGTCTCTCCAGACGGCGCTGTTGTCGCAGGTGCAAGAGATCATTCCGCTGGTGCGCATCCAGCCGCTGGAATACGGCTACCCCGCGATTCATCTGTCCGACCGCCGCTGCACTATTGATTCAAATGAGGGCGGTGGGCAACTTTACCAGGCGCGGATCTTGGAGTTCGATGGCATCTCGCAGTCGATCGGCAATGAATCCGACGAAGCGCAATTCAGCTTCGGCAATGCTGATCGCGTCATGCGCGACCTCGCCAACGACGTCGACCTGTTCCGTTCGGAGATCGCCTTCAGCCTCTTCCACGTTGGCACCGGCATCAAGCTCGATCTCTGGAAGGGCAACATCGTGAACTGGTCCTGCGACGCCGGGCCGGAGTTTCGCATCACTGCCGCCGATGGCCTCTATGAATTGAACCTGCCTTATCCGACGCGCCGCATCTCGCGCACGTGCTGGAAGCCTTTCAAGGATGGTCTCAACTGTCCTTACGCGGGCCCGGACACCACCTGCGACAAAGGCTTCGATACGCCCAACGGCTGCCGCACGCACGGCATGGACAACTACTTCGGCGGCATCATCGCCAAGCCGCAGGGTGTACGCATCAAAGACAACTCGACAGGCGTCTTCGGCTTCGGCCGCTCGACGATCACGAGCGTTTCGCTGGTTGCCGACTCCATCTACGACCAGGTTCTTCCGGAGATCTACACCGACTCGAACCTCCCGGTGAATGCCAAGATCGCCTCCGGTCGTGATGAGAGCGACTTCTATGCTGCCGTCGGCATCGTTGGCGAGGGTCCTCTTGGCGCGTACGGAGCCGGCCACAAGTTAGACGGCCAGTACCACCACGGCTATCCGGGTGCGCTGGGTCTGCTGACGAGCCTCGGTGAAGATCCCAACGCGGTGCCGTTCGGGATGGACACCGACGCGCCCGTCGATCGCGCCGCCGGAACAGCATTCATGATGCTACGCCGCGCCGACGCACGCGGACTCCAACTCTCCCGCCTGAGCGAACATGCGATGGAGGTCATCGTCAGCCAGGGGCTCAGCGGATGGAAGTGGACGGCCCCCGGTGCGCGCAGTTGGCAAGCTGCTCTGACAAATCCGATCTGGATTGTCGTGAACATGCTGCTGCGGGCCCGAGGGATTCGCGCGGGCGCTTCCGCCACGACCGACCTGCTGGACTACGCCGAAACTCTGCTTGAGGTCGATGCCGCCGTGGCTGCCGCGTCGATCTGCGATGAACAGGTTGCCAAGATTGTCGGCACCGGCAACGAGACCCAGTTCAAGTTCCGCGGCGTGCTGCAGGAAGAAAAGCCGTTCCGCGACTGGCTGCAGGAAGTGCTGATGAACTGCCTGGGCTACTACACCTTCGCGAACGGCAAACTGAAGCTGGGCGTGCGCGTGAACTCATCGGTGGCCGAGGCATTCACAGAAGGCAACACCCTGTTCCGGAGCCTGCAACTTGCGCCGCTGCGGCCATCCTTCAACCACCTCACCGCCAACTTCGCCGACGAAGACTTCGAGTTCGTTGCCAACTCGATCTCGCTTTACGACATCGATCACGCGGCAATGCTGGGCGGCGCAGGGCGCCCGCTGTTCCTGAAATCAACGGTAAACCTCGCCGGCACTGCATCGAAGTCTCAATCTGCGCGCATCATCACCGTCCGCCTTCGAGAGGAACTGGGCGGCCTCACGCCGGCGGAATGGAAGGCCGCCCGTCAGATCGGTTTCAAAACGACAGTGCTGGCTTTGAACACGGAGCCCGGCATGGTCTGCTCGCTCACCCACCCCGAGATGCCGAACGGCGCCGGCGAGTTCCGCGTGACAGGTTGGCGGCTCAACCGTGACTACTCGATCGACATCCAGGGCCGCACCACGACGGACTCCATGTACGACCTCCTCGCTGGTCCGAAGCCCGTGGACGTCGTGCCGGATCCGGTCCCAAACGAGCCCGGTTTCGACTATGCGGTGCCGCCCGAACCCGTCTTCGGCATCGCTCCCGCGCCTGGTGTCCTGGTCTTCGCCGGCATCGGGTTCTACGACCTGACCAACACCAAGACGATCTCGACCCTGACTTTCACCGTCTGGCACTACGATGAGACGGCGCCTCTGCAGACCACACTTGCTGCGGGTATTGACGACACCCAAACGGCCATTACCGCCACCAGCCTCTCGTCGCTCTCCGAAGGCGACTACGCCGTACTCGGCGCAGAGATCGTCCGCATTGCCAGCATTACGGGTAACGATGCGGTGGTCGACCGCGCGGCGAAGAATTCGACGGCCACGACTCACGATGCCGGTACGAAGTTGATCCGCCTCGACAAGCGCCTGTTCATCTACAACGTTCCGCGCGATTTCTACGGCACGCCCGAATCCGGCGCCTGGGAAGCTCGTGAGCCATTTCGATGCATGGCAGTCTGCGCGGTCGAACTGTTCGTCACCAACATCTTCGGCAATTCGCCGACGTCGGTGAACAACTACACGTCGAGCTTCATCGACGGCCGGATCCGCATTCTGAGCGGCCAACAGGTCGACCTGATCGTCGAAGGGATCATCGGCATCGAGAGCGACGCCGTGCCTCCCGTCTACCTGCCCCAGGCGACCTCGATCGGCGATCTTTACGCCTACTGCCGTACCGCGCCGGTCGGCGGCAACATCACCGCTGTGGTGAAGGTGGCGGGCTCTGCCATCGGGACCGTGATCATCAACAACGGCCAGACCTTCCCGGCGAACTCGGTCGACGGCAAGGACCTCCCAGCGATCCAACCGAACCAACCCATCACGCTCGACATCACTGGCGTGGGCCTGACCTATCCCGGCGAGCGCCTAGTCGTGACGATCCGCATGTAGGCCCCCTCTTTCAAGCAATGGAGACCATCCACAAGCTCCAGCCGAATCGCACGATCCATCTCCAGGGCTTCAACGATTTCGGCGCTGCGGCCGCGCTCCACTCCACCAGCGAAACCGGCTTCACTGTCTCCGGCGTGTTCCGCGACGCTGCCGATTTCTGCGTCCTCGTCCTCTGGGACCGGGATGACTTCTTCGGCCATCCCCGCTTCTCCTACCTGCCCGATTCCGACTTCACCGGAATCACTCTCACCTTCGACCTCGCCTACCAAAACCTCCAGCCGATCGACTCTCCGAAGTTCGCCACCATCGATTGGCCCTTCCTCAACTGCCTCACCACTTCCGGGCAGACCGTCCAACTCCGCCTATTCGACCGCGCCACCCAAGTCGGCGGCACGTATACGAAGGCCTCCGGCACGTTCACTTTCAACGACGCGGGTATGCAGGCCTTCGATCGAGTCACGCTCTGGTATCAGAACCTCGCCTTCGACTACATCGTGCCGGGCAAGCTGTGGACGGAGTTCCCGTTCTACGCGCAAGGCCAGGGGTTCACGCACTCCGTGACCGTGGCAGACCGGACCTACAACTATACGGAGGGCCCGGGCGAATCAAGCGCAGACGTTGCCTCCGCAATCGTGGCACTCGTCAGCACCGATCCCGACGTCACGCCCTCCATTGGGAGCGCCGGCTACATGGTGAAGCTGACGCGCAAGCTCGATACCGGTCTCGCGACAAACATCTCGTCCACCTGGGGCGGAGCAGACACGATCTGGCAGGTCAAACCAGCCACGGTCCTCCGCTCCATCCGCGACCAGATCAACAACACGAACTGGGCTGGGCTGGGTGTTCTCATTCCTCTCTCGGCAGCCGTTTCCGGAAACCAGATCACGATCACCGCGGAGCGGCCCGGCGTCGATGGCAACATGGTCCGGCTGTATGAACTGCACAAGAACGGAAATCTCTACTTCTCACCCGGCGTCCTGCATCTTTCGGGCGGAAGCTCCGATGCCACCTGGCACGTGACGATCGACTTCTCCGCCGAGGGAATCACCGATCTCCAGAAGCTCTGGCTCACCTTTGCCCCACGATTGCGGGATTCCGAAGCCTACGAACCCGAGGAGTGGTCCGCTACCTTCTCGAACTGGAGCATCGCGGATCCACAGGGCAAACGAGCACTGAAGGTCGCCGGGCCGCTGTCGGTCCGCATCGAGGAGAACGATTCGTGGGTGAAGTACCTCGGCTACTGGGAGTGGGCACCCGACCAATTCTGGAGCCAAGGTCGCGCGGTGCGCGCTGCGCAAGCCAACACGAAGGCCATTGTCGAAACGCACTGCTCGGGCACTCACGACGTCTACCTCGGCACCCGGCTTGACTTCGACTGCGGCATCATCGAGGTCCGGCTGGATGGCGGCGTACCGGTCCAACTCGACTGCTACGAGCCAGCGGCGCGCGCCCGCCAGGTGCGTCGCAGGGTCTTCGCGAACGTCCTTCCAGGCAATCACTCCGTTGAGATCCGGCTCACCGGGACAAGGAACGCCGACAGTCAGGGCTTCTATCACTACTTCGATTTCCTCGAGTGCGCCGTTCTCTCCGATGTGCCCGAAGCGCCGGAGGTCCGCACCGACGTGGGCGTGGCCTGCGACTACGGCACGGACCACACCTACAAGCTGTCGCCGCAGCGTCTGGTCTGGGCCATCCAGAAACTCGGCCTGGTCGGCGAGATCGACCACTACGTCTCCGTCTACTGGTGGAATCAACGCCGGCGTTCGGGCGGATCCCTCCCTTTAGCCACCGTGACCTTCGGCGGCACGTGGGCCGGAGGCGACGAGGTATTCCTGAACTTCAGCGGAACACTGCTCGGCAAGAGCGTCTTCCCGGCGGACACGGCCGAGACAATCGCGGCCCACTTTGCCTACTTCATCAACGAGACGCTGGTCGGGGTCTGGGCAGAAGCCGACGGCGGGCAACTGACCATCACCGTCCGTTCGCCGGCGCCAGCTTACAGCTATGCGCTGTCCGAAACCCACTCCTCGGCCGCCGGAACGGTCGACATGACGGGATCACTCATTGGTGGCGTGATGGGCGAATGGGTCATCGACGAAACCATCATGCCGGTGCTGAACCGCGCCGCGCGGGACTGGCACGCCGACTACTTCGCCGAACTCGTAGCCAAGAGCATGACCTGCGCGACGGCGTTCAGCCAGGAACTGGTGCTGCCGCCCGATGATCCTCCAACTGCCGTCTGGGTCCAGCGGTATCCGGACGGCGACCCCGTGCAAACCGCCACCGGCTTCGGCAACAAGTTCTCGTCGCACTGTGCCTTTGCGCCGCCGTTCCGCGACTACATCAAGCAAGCCTATGCCGAGGTTGCGACATTGATGGAAGCTGCCGGGCTCGAGGCTCGGCTTCAGTTCGGCGAGGTCCTCTGGTGGTTCTTCCCGAACACGTCAGGCATGGCCTTCTACGACGCCTACACCACGGCTGCCTTCGAGTCCGTTCACGGCCGCTCGCTCCACCTCTTCCTCACACCGAATGACGATCCTTCGGTGAACGGCCACATCGACGCCGATTTCCTGCGGCAGACGGTCCGCGACCATGTTGCCGCCATCCGGCTGCACCTCCTCGCGAGCCACCCCAACGCCAAGTTCGAGCTTCTCTGGCCACTCGACGTCAACGATCCCGACGTCCGCCAACTGAACCGCTACATCAACCTGCCCACGGAATGGACCGCGAAGCCCACCAGCGGCTTCGACACATTCATGATCGAAGGCTTCCAGTACGCCGGCCTCGACCGTAACATCAACAAGGTCCGTGCGATGGCCGCCTACCCCTTCGAGGTCCTGGACTGGCCCCGCCCGGACTGCCGGTATCTCATGGGCCACTTCAATGCCGGCTGGCCCTGGCAGCGAGACTACCTAGCCGCGCGGCGAGGGCGCGTTCCGGTCGTGAAACTCTGGGCCTACGACCACCTCTGCCTGTTCAGCCGCGATCTGCCACTTCCAACCGAAGTGCGCACACATCGAGGTTGAAGCAAACCTCCATCATCGACCACCTCAACCATCGCACCACCTCAACCATCGCAGATGCGGCTGGGACAACACTGCGATAGAATTTGTACTGTCCCAAAATGAAAATCGACCTTGGACTCGGGGAAGACGAGCTCTGTGAAAACTTCCAGTACTGGAAGGCACAAGTGAACACCGGTAACGGCTTCTCAACCTTGACCGACGAATCGCGGGGGCTCGCTACTCTGCCAACGACGCACACGTTCGGGTGGCGGTCTGGTTCATCCGTCGAATTGCATCGGAAGATCCTCCTTGAGAATCGGGCGCTTAAGTCTGCACTGTCGCGAAAGAGTGAGGGAGTTGGAGCGGAACCTAGCTTTGTGGCTGATGCAGCCACTGCAGCTGGCCTCAACGGTTTCGTATTCACATACCTCGGCATTCACGAACCCTACTACTCCCAAACACACTTCCCTGCGTGGGGTATTTTTGTAAGCCCTAAGCTTGAGACGTTTCCCCATTGCAACGCAACGCGTCGGGACCTAGCGTCGCCTGAGGTCGATCGCTCGCTTCCAATCCGACTCCAATTTGTGCTGCCAACCGACGCTCGCCACTTGGCCATCCTACAAGTTCTCCACGATGAGCGGCATGGGGGCAAGTTGAAGCACTTTTGGGGAGATCCAGACCTTTGGGATGCCCCACTTAAGCAGACTCAACCGGTTTTCTGGGAGGGCACCTACGGTGACCGACATTGGACGTGGGTCCCGGAGTTCCATTTTTGTGACTCGGTGCCCCTGACTGAGTTCAGCGCGGTCTTGTGGCCCGTGGAGACCGTTGTGAATCCCTATACTTTTGGGCGCTTTCCTGCGCCCCCGACAAAGGACTTGGACGAGTTCCGGACCAAAAACCCTGACTGTGCTGTCGTCGAATATCGATCCTCATTCACAAAGCCGGGAACTGCACTTCTCCGAGCGTCAGCCGCCGCTGTGGAGCATTTCCTGGCCAATGGCTCGTTTCCGGTGGTCGTGTAG